ACAGTCAGATTATGATTTTTTTAGATCTAGCGATGATGGCACAAGTGCTGTCTCTACGCCAGCAAACGTGTTTGGAATATCCGATGTTCTTGAAGCACAGTTAAGGTCAAATAGAACTCAAACAACACAATCAGATTCACCAATGACAAAAGTAGATAGATCTACTTACGCAGGTTTTTCTAACAAGTTATCTAAAGGCACACCTAATCAATATTGGGTAGAAAGATTTATTGATAAAGTTAGAGTGCACATTTATCCAACACCAGATTCAACAAATGCATCTAAAGATATGCATTTTTATTACATAAAAAGAATACAAGATGCGGGTGATTATACAAATGCAACTGATGTTCCATTTAGATTTGTGCCTTGCATGGTGTCAGGATTAGCGTATTATCTATCCATGAAGTATCAACCAAATTTAATTCAACAAACAAAACTAGTTTATGAGGATGAGTTTGCAAGAGCATTAGCAGAAGATGGTTCTGCATCTAGCACACACATTACTCCTAAAGCATATTACCCAGGATCATAATGAGAAAAAAATTTTCAACAGGCATGTTAGTTAAGGGAGCAAGAATACTTAAAAAAGTAAGCCCTGAATTTAAAGAAGCTATAAAAAAACATAAAAAACTTTTAAATAAATATAAGAGTAGACCTTTAGATAAAGAGGCTGTGAGAGAATCTTATAAAATATTTACAAAACCTCCGGGACCTAGAAAATAATGGCAAAGTACGCAACAGGTAAATACGCAAAAGCAATATCAGATAGATCTGGTATGGAGTTTCCATATAAAGAAATGGTTAGAGAATGGAATGGTTCATTTGTACATGTTTCTGAGTTTGAACCAAAACAACCACAATTAGAACCAAAACCAATGAATGGTGATTCTATATCTTTAAGACATGTAAGACCTGATAGAATAGAAACGGCTGTTCCAAAACTTTTACCATTAAATGCATTTACCACAACAAATGGATCTACAACGATATCTGTAAATGAACCAGACCACGGTAGATCAACTGGTGATACTGTTTGTTTTAGAGATGCAAATGTTGTTGGTGGTGTCGCTGCGGCAACAATAAATTTAGCTGCAGGATATACAATCACAAAAACAGATGATGATAATTATACCTTTGCAACAGCTACAACATCTAGTATAAGTGAAGTAGGAGGAGGCGGTTCTGCATC